CACAGCACCATCAATGTCCACAATGTCTAGGTTTGTTGTACCGTCTACGTCTATGTCACCAGAGATGTCTAAAGACGTTGCAGTTAAGATACCTGTAACACCAAGAGTGCCACCAATAGTAGCATCATCAGTAACAGTAAGGTCATCACCTACTGCTAGATCATCAGAGATGGTAGCTGACGTAGTGTTTACACTTACAGCCTTAGAGCCAATATATCCTGCCATTAGGTTATCTCCATGTAACTCATTACTACTGAAACTTTATCAGCTACTGAGCAATCAATCTTAATGATGTCACCTACGTTAGCTACGATCTTACCATCTAGTACAGACAGTGATGAGCCAACTGGAATAGCTACATCTTTCACAAGTTGTGCTGTAGTGTTCTGTGTCTGGCTTGTCTGAGTAGTTGTACTGACCAGTGAGACTGAAGCAGTTACTTGTGAACTGTGTACGTTACATAAGAATAGTCCAAGTATAATAACTGTACTACCTGATTGTACTGTATATAATGTTTCGGGTGTACCTGCACTAGCTGGTGCTACATCCCTTGTAATTGTTTTAAATGTGTTAGCCATTGTTTTCTCCTATATCAACCAAGCGCAATGGCTAGGGCTGTGGCGTCATCTGTCGTTGCAACTATACCAGCGGCTGCAGGTAAAGTCAAGGTTACATCTGCAGTAGATGCAGGTCCGATTAGTGTTACTTTGTTTGTACCATTGTCTGAGTCCTCAAAGAACTCTACAAAGCCAGCACCTGTAGCTCCGTTCTTTACAGATACACCTGCGTTAGCTATTGCAGTAGCTGTAAGTGTAGCTACTCCTGTAACCTGCAGAGTACTTGCCATATCTACAGCACCGTCAATGTCTACTACGTCTAAGTTAGTAGTTCCCTCTACATCTATAGCACCACTAATATCTAATGAGCCAAAAGCACCTACACCTGTAGTAGTAATGTTAGATGCACCATTGTCTATAGCACCAAAGCCAGAAGTAATACTACCTGAGTTTAATGCACCAGTAGTAACAATGTTACCCCCACCTACACTATGACTTGCAAAGTATGTAGACACTGTATCTACATTAGTCATACGCATAGTTCCAGCATCATTGATAAGGATACCGTCACCACTTGCTACTGCTGTAGTACCTCTTGAAGTACCACCATCAATAAGGTTTATCTCTGCAGTTGTAGCTGTAACACCATCAAGGATGTTTAACTCAGCGGCTGTAGATGTTACACCGTCAAGTATGTTTAGTTCTGCTGCAGTTGACGTAACGCCATCAAGAATGTTAAGCTCTGCTGCAGTACTTGTTACACCATCAAGAATGTTAAGTTCTGCTGCAGTAGCAGTTATGGCTGTACCATTAAAGTTAATGGCATCTACATAGGCAGTACCATCAATGTACAAGTCTTTAAACTCTAGTGAGCTAGATCCTAAGTCTACGTCATTGTCAGTTGTAGGTAAGATAGAACCATTGTTAAATGTAACTTGTGTCTCACCACCAGTAGTAACTGTGATTACATCTGATCCACTAAAGGCAATGCTAGTGTTTGTATCTGAGTCACCTGTAATACTATCTAGCTGTATGTCACCTGCATTAGTAAAGTTTGAGTCACTGAGATCAAATGTACCTGTAACATCTAAGTTACCACCTACAGATAAATTACCTGATATATCTACTGCACCATTAATATCTACTGTAGTTGCAGCTATCTGTACTTCAGTGTCAGCTACAATGTCTAACTGTCCATCTGTACTTGAGTTGATGTACAGGCCAGTATCACGAAATTGTATCTTATTATCTGTAGCTACTGTAGTTGCAGCTGCAATGTTTACTGCACCGTCAATATCTACAACGTCTAAGTTTGTTGTACCGTTTACATCAATGTTACCACTAATGTCCAATGAGGCAGCAATAATCTCACCACTTGCATTGATTGCACCGTTAATGTCTATTGTTGTAGCTGCAATTTGTATCTCAGTATCTGCAACAATATCTAGCTGACCATCTGCGCTAGAGTTAATGTAGATAGCACTATCACGAAAGCCTACCTTCTTGTCTGTAGCTACAAGTATATCTTCTGCAAGTCCATCAATGTAGGCACTACCATCAATGTATATGTTACGCCACTGTTGGCTTGAACTACCTAAGTCAAATGTATCATCATCGTCAGGTATAATATGTGAGTCAACATCTGCACCAAATACTATATTGTCACTGGCTGAGTCACCAAGAGTAAGTGTACCACCATTAAATGTAGTAGTACCAGTTACTGTAGCGTTACCTGCAACTGTAAGATTACCACCTACAGCTAAGTTACCAGATATGTCTGCAGCACCATTCATGTCAATGGTAGTTGCAGCTATCTGTATTTCTGTATCAGCTACGAGATCAAGTTGACCATCAGCAGATGAGTTAATATAAATAGCGGTATCACGAAACTGTATCTTTTCAGTAGAGGCTATAAGTATGTCATCAGAAAACTCAAAGTAGTCTTCGTCTTCCATCCACTTTAATACACCGTCATTACTTTCACCGTCAAAGGTAACAGTAATATCTGTACCTGAAGTAGCTGCACCAAACGTAAGTGTGTTACTTAATAGCTTAGTAATTGGCGCACCTTCTGTAGAAGTGCCATCATGCGTGTGTCCAGAGGAAGCATTAAAGGCAGCTAGAAGTTGGTCAAACTCGTCATTGGAGTCTGCTGCATCAATAATGTCACCGTCTGTGTATGTGGACTGTCGTGTATAACCAGCCATTTAATTCTCCTTTAACGCCTTGCGGCTGCATCAAACTCTAACTGAAAGCCTTTAAGTGAGTAAGGCTCTGATGTACCATTGTCAACAACCCTTAGTGCTATTGCAAAACCACTACCTTCTACTGCCTGTCTTACCAAAGGCTGAGACTGTCCACCATAAGTAACAGTACCGTATGCTCCTGATCCATATATAGCAACGATAGAGCTACTGTCAAATGGATAGGCTGCAGGTCTTGGGGCATTAGGGTCTTCATAGTCATATCGTAAAAATAAATCAGAGTTTACTACACCTTCAGGTGCATAGTTAATAATAACCCTCTGGAAGTTTTTACGTATACCTGCATCACCCATAGTTAAGTCAGGTGATCTGTATCGACCAATTATGTTGTCTCCATCAAAAGTATTACCTTGCTCTTGTCTGTATACATATCCATCATATCCACCATGTAATACATATACTTTACCATCTTCATTTATAGAGTCAGTACAAGAAGGTTGTAACCCAAGTGTTTCAGAAAACTCATATCCTTCTTTTGATCTGTGAGCAATAACACCCTTTGTTGTTTTCTTTACAGACGTAGATGAGTTCACAAAGAATATTCTATACTGTGTCTTGTCAGGTACAATTAAAGAATCAAATTCATCTATCGTACTATGTACATTAAACAACTGATGTACTGGTGTACTAATACTTCCAAGCTCTACGTCACCGATACGTTCAGTACCAGCTACAGTTCTAAGACCATCTCTGCTTAAAAATACAATGTCACCTGCAAATTCCTGTATAGTAAATCCATTCATACATCCTATGTTACGAGATATAGGAACTAACTGAAAGTCAGCTACACTGTTACCAGATAGTTTAAATATACGTTCTTCACAGAATATAATAAGATCATTACGAAATGGAAACAATCCTGTAATAGGACTTTCTACTACAATAGATCCTGCACCATTAGCAGGAGTAAAATCTGTAGCTGAATAAGGCGCACTAAAAACTACTTCTTGTGGATTACTAGACATACCTGCAAAGAATAAAGTGTTCTTATGTCCTGTTACAAACTTAGGGTCAGCAGGTGTACCTGTTCCATTTATGTCAGTTACCGAATTACCAGAGGCAAAGTATGAAGCAGGATTAGCTCCATCGGCAAATACTATTATATCTGTACCTCCCAAACTCTGCCTATAAAAAGTATACTTACTTGCACCTGTACGTCCTGTATCTATCTGCGTCCAGTACTGTGTAAGAGTAAGATTATCTGCATGTGCAGCGGCTGTAGTACTGTTTGCTCCTCTTGTACAACCTGTAAGTTGTGTAGTACTTTTACCTGTGTAAGTAATTTGTTCTGTACCTACAAGTATAGTACCCGTTGTACTAAAGTCTGTAGTGCTATCTAGTGTAAGTGTAGTAGCAGAATTATTAATTGCACCATTTAATGCGTTACTTGCGCCTGTAGATCTAAATACTTTAGTACCTCTAGCAGCTATTACTTCTCCTTTATGGTACGCAGACATAAGTACCTTTTCAGAAGTAGCAGAAGTATGAGGAACTAAGTTAGCGTTCCATTTAGAATATCCATTTATCCTACGGTAGCCACCTTTAATGTCAGGCTCAAAGTTTTGCAACTCAAATGCTTCTCCGGGGTCCATAGTAAAAGTAGAACGGTTAAGTACCAAACCCCCTTTGCAAGGAAAGATAAATGGATTAAGACCTGATTCGTCTGCCATATTTAAACCTTAACCAAACATACTTGCGGGTCTTGATGATCGTGTAATCATTTTAGACCTTATATAATCTACCCTGTTAGATAAAAGACTTCTCATATTTTTTATACCATCTTCAAATCTCTGAAAGTTCATTTGAAACTGATTTACTTCGCCTCTGTATTGGTATCCATAAGCAGTGGCACCATCTATTATAACGGCTCTATATTGTTCAGGTATTACAGGAACATCTGTAGCTGCAGACAAAGAAGTTGTATATGAATATAATTCGTACTTTAAAGAGTATGCTTTATCAGGATATGGGTATAAACCATAGTTATTATCAGGCGTTCTAAACACAATAGTAGGTACACCTCCTACATCTGTTTGATCTTCTTGTACAATAAAGCTATCTAAGTAATCTTTATAATCTAAAAAACCTAAGCT